ACAACTAAGAAATCTACGAACCAGACCGTTCTTTAGAGAAGAAGCAATCGCAGAAGCGATAGACATAGGCCAGAACTACAATATTAAGTGGTGGGAGTCTAGCCTACTTGATTCTCAAGACGAAGAGAGTTCGCGTGGATACGACACATACAGATATGAAGCCCTAGAGTATTGGGGTGTAATGGACAGAGAACTCGTAGAAGAATCTGGCATAGAAATACCAGAGGAATATGATGACGTAAACGAACTACAGGTAAACGTGTGGATATGTAATGGCGAAGTGCTACGGTTTGTAGTCAACCCATTTTTACCAAAGCGCATACCATATTGCGCTGTTCCGTATGAAGTAAACCCATATGCTTTCTTTGGCATTGGAGTTGGCGAAAACATGGACGATACACAGACGCTGATGAATGGCTTTATGCGTATGGCAGTGGATAACGCAGTCCTGTCAGGTAACTTGCTCATAGAAGTAGATGAGACAAACCTAACCCCAGGACAGGATCTTACAGTATACCCAGGAAAAGTATTTAGGAGACAGGGTGGAGCGCCTGGACAGGCTATATTTGGCACTAAGTTTCCTAATGTAAGTAACGAAAATATGCAGTTGTTCGATAAGGCTAGAGTGTTAGCCGATGAGTCAACAGGTATACCATCCTTCTCGCACGGGCAAACAGGTGTTACGGGTGTAGGTAGAACGGCAGCTGGTATATCTATGTTGATGGGGGCCGCAGCAGGTTCTATAAAAACAGTTGTCAAAAACTTTGATGACTATATGTTACGCCCACTAGGTCAGGCCATGTTTGCATTCAATATGCAATTCAACTACAACAAAGACATAAAGGGTGACCTAGAAGTTAAGGCTAGAGGATTAGAAAGCCTAATGCAAAACGAAGTGAGGTCACAACGCCTCATGTCTTTCTTACAGATAACCAGTAATCCTGTTCTTGCACCTTTTGCTAAGTTCCCTTACATAATACGGGAGATAGCTAAGTCTATGATGCTAGATCCAAACAAAGTTACAAACACGCCAGAAGAAATGTTGAGGCAAACATACTTGATGCAACAACAACAACAGCAACAAGGGCCACAACAACCACCACAGGGCGAGATGGATATGACAGGGGCAGGTAATGCTAACATAGGTGTAGGTGGAGTACCAGTACCAGGAGAACCACAGTTTGCAGGTAATCAACCACAAGCACCCCAACAGCAACAACAGCAAATGCAAGAGCCACCACCTGACGCTGGATTACCTCCAGGATTATTACAGTAATGGAGTACAAAAAATTACGGGATATAGTTACGCATCCCCGATATGAAGAATTAGAAAAGCATATAAGTTACATGAGAGAAAGGGCTGTTGCTAATCTTACATACGCAGATGCTGTCGTTGAAATACACAGGTATCAGGGCCAGATATCTATATTAGATCAGTTACTGAAGCTAAAGGCCAATGTTATAAATGATGGGAAAAAATAACATGATGAACGAAGAACCAGAGAACGAAGTACCGTTTGGCTCTTTAGAAGAAGAAGTAGCTGACGATATACCTGTTATGTTATCAGAGGGTGAATACGTAATACCTGCTGACGTTGTGCGATACTGGGGCCTGAAACATCTTGAAGAGATGCGTATGATGGCAAAGTGTGGTCTTATGTCTATGCAACAGGACGGTAGATTACATATGGTAGATGAAGAGGGTAAGCCTGTTGAGACAGAAGCGCAAAGCAAACCACAGATAGAAGTTGTAGAAATAGATATACAGGCAATGCAAGATGATATGTCCAAAGATGAAGAAGATGATGATGAAGAAGAAGATGACATGGACAAACAGATGGAAATGTTTGACGATGTAGATTTTGATGGCAAGGATGAAGAAGACATATTAATGTTAAACGGTGGTGGAGATGTATCAGGTGATAATGGTACAGCAGATGGTCAAGGCGATGAGGTAGATGATGAAGATGAAGATGTTGGAACAGGGAGAGCAGGAACAGGTGGAATTAACGATCCTACAGGTGGAGTGGGTACGGGGCAAGATCTGGGGGTAGACCCTTTTGGAGGAGTAACAGGAATAGGGCCACAAGGAGTAAGCACTCCTACTGAAGTGGCAGAGGCTACTATAGCAGCAGTTGAAAAACCAACAGAGTATTCTGCGCTTTATGATAAAGCAACAAAAGATATGTCACGGGCAGAATTAGCTCAAGCTAGAACTTATGGGCTATTAAATAATGAAAGAAGTTTGCAAGAACTCGCAGCAACCCCAGATAAGGTTGGATTTGTGGATGCAGTAGCAAACGCCAGACACGCACAAGATCCTACATCAGCACAATTAGATCTTAACGCCCTTACAGAAAAAGGTTTCCAAACAGAAAATCCAGGAGTTGTAGGAGTAACTAACGCATTAGCAGCTACATTATCTTCCATAAATCCAGCATTTGCATCAGTATTAGCAGCAGGAAATGTTATAAATGCAGCTACAGGAAGAGAAACACTAGCTGGTTTTGGTGTGCCATCCATGATAAGTGAAGTGTTTGGATTAGGACAAACTTCAATAGCACAAGCCATAGGAGATCAACTATCTGGACTTGCACAAGATGTAGTTGATTTTTCTGAAACAGTTCCTGGTAATATAGAAGAAACAATAGACTCAGGTGTAGAAGCAGGAAAAGATGTAGGTAGTTCTGATGAAGATCAACTGAAGAGACAAACAAAATTACCTGATATGAGAGAACTTCTCAGTCTTACTGCACAAATAGAGGGCATAGATAAGAAAATACCAATTAGGAATAGTTTAGTGTCACAAGCAATAAATAATAGTAAGGCAACACAACCAGCAACTACGTGACATTAATTACTACGGGCTACCCGATACCCCTTTCAAGGTGAAAGGCTACTTGAGGCCCCTGATGCTAGGAGAATACTAATGGCAATCGAAGAACAAATTGAAGATACGTCCAACATTAAAGGACACGTTGTAAATACCAAAAAGAGATACAAAAGAGACATAGACGAAGAGGCAGAGCTAAAAGATCTGATAGCTCAACGAAATGCCTTAACGCAAGAACAGGAAGAGATAAAAGCAGATGAGGAAGAAAATGAAACCTTAGACGCTGAAGAACTTACGTTCAAAAAAAGGTATGGTGATCTACGTAGACACAATCAACGTGTGCAAGACGAACACAAGAAGCAGATTAAAAAGTTGCAGTCTCAAATAAATGATTTAACTAAAAAGTCTGTTAATTTACCTAAGTCAGAAACAGAGATAGCAGAGTGGTCTAAAAAATATCCAGACGTTGCAAAGATGATGGAGTCTATTGCAATTAAGAAGTCTGGCGAAATGTCAGATGATCTGCAAAAAGAAATGAAAGAGCTACAGGAAATGCGTAAGAATGTAGTTCGTGAAAAAGCAGAGTCTGAACTAAAGACATTTCACCCTGACTACGATCAAATACGTAAAGACCCTGCATTCCATGAGTGGGCATCAGTGCAACCTAAATGGGTGCAAGAAGCTCTTTATGAAAATGATACAGACGCTTACGGTTGCGCGAAAGCAATTACGCTTTACAAAGCAGAAAGAAAAGCAACGAAAAAAACTGCTACACCTACAAATGCAGCAGATAACGTAGCTGTAAAGGGTACGCCCAAAGCAGACACTGGTGCAAATAAAAAAGGTGGGTTCAGAGAGTCTGATGTTCAAAAAATGACAGGCAGAGAGTATGAAGCAAATGAAGAAGCAATTACGGCATCAATACGTAATGGAACCTTTATTTATGACATTTCTGGCGCAGCAATGTAATTAAGTGTTGACAAAACAATTTAATTAAATATAACTATATATCACTTGCATGATATGCCCCTGTCTAGGACAGCTACGCATATAAAAATGCAAAATCATATATATTTATAATAAAGAAGTAGGTTGGCTACCATTTTACTAGTTGGCCCCTCGCGGTTACGAGGTCACCCACATATAGAAAATGCCCTGTACTTACGTGATATAAGCTATAACGGAGGAATCAATGGCTTTCAAAACAGCTGCTGGTTACGGAAACCTCCCGAATGGTAACTTTTCACCTGTAATTTACAGTAAAAAAGTTCAGTCGGCTTTTCGTAAAACTAGCATTGTAGAAGATATCACCAACAGTGATTACTTTGGTGAAATCGCAAACTTCGGTGATACAGTGCGTATCATCAAAGAGCCTGAAATTACCGTTAAAGAGTATGCCCGTGGAACTCAAGTAACTCCACAGGATCTCGATGACGAAGATTTCACGCTCGTTGTGGACAAAGCAAACTACTTTGCTTTTAAAATAGATGACATCGAAGAAGCACATTCTCATGTGAACTTTGAGTCAATGGCAAGTGACCGCGCAGGTTATCGCCTAAGAGATCAGTTTGACCAAGAGGTACTAGGTTATCTCTCTGGCTTCAAACAATCTGCGTTAAACGCTGTTGCAAGTACAGCAAACGATGTTAAGTCAGGTACAGATCCAATCGGTACAGTGGGATCAGATGGACTACTATCATCCATGTTAATTTCCAGAGCAAGTTTTGTTTCTGGTGGTTCTACTGGAGATTCCATCGCTACTCACCCAGACGGATCTACTGGTGAAGCAACTCCTTTGGAAGTGCTAAACCGTATGGCTCGTTTGCTTGACCAGCAAAATGTAGACCGTGATGGTCGTTGGGTTGTTGTTGACCCAATCTTTGCTGAACAGCTAAATGACGAAAACTCTAAACTCCTAAACAATGACTTCGCTGGTGGTCAAAATGCAAATGACCTCCTAAGAAATGGCAGAATCATTTCTGGATTGATTCGTGGGTTCAGAGTTTATATGTCAAACAACCTACCTTCAGTAGGAACTGGTGCTGGTACAATCGACACTAACGGTTCAAGTTCGCACTTTGGTATTGTTGCAGGACACGACTCTGCTGTAGCTACTGCTTCGCAAGTAGAAAAAGTAGAAACATATCGTGACAACGACAGCTTCGCTGACATTGTTCGTGGTATGCATTTGTATGGACGCAAGATCCTTCGCCCTGAAGCTCTTGTTCGTGCCAAGTACAACATCGCAGGTTAAGGAGGATAAATCATGGCAACATATGATATGACTAGCTCCGATACAGTTGGTGTTGGTGCTAACAGCATTGCGGTTTTACCACCGAAATCTGATAGTCACGTAGCATATACTATCGAGGCTACTTTAGACATTGATGATATGGTTCTAAAAGGATACTCTGGAGCAGATGGAGACATCTTTCAGCTTCTAGAAATTCCAGCAGGATGCCTAATTATCAATGCTGGTGCAGAAGTTATGAAGGCTTTCAATACTTCTGTAACGGCTGACATAGACTTTGATGCAGGAGATGACATTATTGATGGTGCAGACGTAACATCAACAGGTTTCTGTGCAAAGGGTACGCAAGGTCAGACTAATGTTATTGGCACTGGCGCAGCCTCAACGTACACTCAATTTATGGCTTCTACAGACACAATTGATGTTAAGTTGGCAGGAGCAGCACCAACAACAGGCAGACTTAGAGTCTACGCCACTATAGTTGATTGCAACGAACAGGGCGCGGAACCCGCAGCTGCCGCTAGGGATGCTCT